CTACTTCTTTGACCTCCCACTTCCCTCGTTAAAATCCCTACCTGCGACTCTGTGCCCATTACCACTGACAGTCTGTGTGATACTGTTTCCCCTTTTTAATGGCTCTTGAGTAGGCCGACCGTCTGTGATTATTGTTTCAAGCAAAATCAAAGACCCATCATCGATAAGCCGAATATAGTAAGGGGTGTCAGGAACCTCAATGGGTGCGTCCTTTATATATTCCCTGGGCTTCCCTTCCATAGGGCATTTCTCTCCTGGTTTGGTTTTAACCAACAAAAATATTTTTTCTGATTGTTTGATTTCGCCCAATATTTTTTTTCTCCTCTGGCCTTCCCCGCAAGTTTCACAATAGGTTAGGCTGCAAAGGATTTTTGCATATTTTTCATCAGGCTGCCGTTTCTTTCGCAGAGTATCGGAATAAATCAAGTCCCTGATCGTATCTCGTTTGTCTTCAGACAATTCTTTCGGATCAAGGCCTAAATCCCGCATTGCAAAATGAATTTGCTCAATTACCTTCCACATTAATTCATGGTCTGTCTCTTCTTGATAACCGAGAAAGGGTCCACCACTACCGGTTAGAAAGTCGCCTTTTCTCATAGGGCCATCTCCGGTAAATAGCCATCCAGGATTAATATCCGTATTCCGAATGATTGCTTCCAGGGTATCTGCGGATGGTTTTGTTTTTATGTTTTCAATATCTGAAAGCGAACCCTGCGAAATTCCTATCGTTCTGGCAAATTCTCCCACCTTCAACCTGAGAGACATTCGATACTCTTGAATGCGCTTTCCAATCATAAATATCCCCATACCATTTTTTTGTTGACATAATATCCGTATACCGATATCTTTTCATCATGATGAATACGGCAAAAAAAATAAAGATGCTTTTAATAGAAAAAGAAATTCCAGGGGCTGAGATAGCCCGCTCTATAGGCGTTGATCGGACTGCCGTCTATCATGTTATTTCGGGTAAAAGCAAGTCTCCTCGGATTCGTAAAGCAATTGCTGCCACCTTTAATTTGCCGATTGAGGATCTCTGGCCAACAAGTAAGGCTGCTTGAGGCAGCACAAGGTTCAGATTCAGTTCTGTTAAATTCGAGTTGATTGTAGCAGTCACAGAAGGGAGTCGCAATGGCGAAAATTAGCGCAGCAAAAGACAAGGCTTTATCAGGGCAGCACGGTTTGTTTGATAGTGGCCTACTCGAAGGTGCTTTTGATATCGGCCTGGGCCTTCGTCAATGTCTATCAAGGGCTATAAGCGAAAGTGGTCTCGATAGATATTACATAGCAGCCGAGATCAGCCGTTTAACCAAATCCACTGTCAGCAAAGATATGCTCGATAAATATACCTCTTCAAACCCCGACTATTGTATCAGATGCGAAATATTGACCGCCTTTTGTCATGTTGTAGGTTCACTTGAGCCATTCAGATACCTTCTAGAGCCCTTGGGGAGTGATGCACTGAAACCAGAGGATAAAGACCTAATAGAGTTGGCCAGGCTACAAGAAGATGAACGGCGTATTCAGGGCAAGATCATGCAAATCCGAGCCAAGCGCGGACTGAAATAACAGGAGATTTAAGGATGGCTCAAACCTACAGAACCATTGATGCGGTACGTAAGACAGTGGAGATACTTGAATACCTCGCATCTCAAAAAGAACCGGTTACTGGTTCCGACGTTGCCCGTTCAGTTAGCCTACCAAAGGGCACGGTCATGTGCCACCTGATCACCCTTGAAGAGACAAAACTTGTTCGCCGTGTCGGTGATGGTTACGAACTTGGCATGGGGGCGGCCCTGTTGTGGGCAAGGAAGAAAGCTCTTTTGGAGGGTACTCGTGAACGTGCAGAACGGGAACTGAGCGCACTTGAAGGAGGCATGTAATGGCTGTCAAATCAAAAAAGCGTGACGAGAATTCTGAAGTGGCCTTGTTGGTGGTCGAACAGGGGAAACTTCTTGAGGATAACCCACGTCGACAGCAGGAAGAGCGGGACCGTCTGATAGCGCACACGCACCAGATGATCGGTCAAATCAAGGCGGCCGATATGTTCGGAAAATTCGCCAACGTTAGCAGTTTGATATGGCTACAGCAGGTGAAGGAATCAAAAATATATCGTGATCTACCAGGTCTGGGAACATGGGAAGACTTCTGTAAATACATCGGTTTGTCACGTCAGAAGGTCGACCTCGACCTCCAGAACCTTGCAACTTTTGGTGAAGATTTTCTGCTAACCGTTAGCGGTTTGTCCGTTGGTTACAGAGATCTCCGCAAGCTGCGCCAGCTAACCCATGACGGCGAGTTAATAATAGACGCCGAGGCCATAGAAATTGGTGGTGAGCGGGTTCTGTTGGCGCCGGAGTACAAGGAAGATCTTCAAACCCTAATAGAGCGTGTAATCGATGAGAAGAATAAGGCACTCGAAGACGCGCAAGCCACGGTAAAAGCCAAGGAACGCTGCCTGGGAGAGAAAGAGAAGGAAATTCAGAAGCTGCATAAAGAGCTTTCCAAGCTGGAAGATAAAGCAGCCGTAAAAGAGATGACCGCAGAGGAAGATGCCTTCTTGCAGAAGATGAAGAACCTCCAAATGGGTTTTGAAGGCTACATGTTAAAGGCTGATCCGGATGCCGCAATGAATGGCATCACCGAAATCACTCCCCGCATGCGGGCAGCCCTGATTTCCAATCTTCATTACATGCGGATGCTGATACTTGCAGCCTACGACACAGCGGTAATGACATACGGCAACCCCGCAACTAACCCGGAGATTCTGGAAGAATATGAAGCTTGGGAAAAACAGCAGCTAGCCGTAGAAGCCTAAACCAGCATCAGGGGACACCATGTGGCAGCGTGAAATGGTTAGTGAATTAAAGGAGGCAAAACCAAGCGAGCGGAAGGCGGTGCTGAAGCGTTACGGTGAACAGTACGGCTACAGTATGAAACGGCTCTATGAAATAGCCGGTAATTTTGGTTTTAAATCCGATCGTAAAACACGCTTCGACAAGGGCGTCGGGAAACTGACAGAAGAACAAATCGAGTTCGTTGCAGCCACCATTTACAAAACCGGCCGCGAGAACAAAGGGCCAATCATGCCGGTGGAAAATGCAATGGAATTTGCCATAGACAACGGAATCATGACACGGGGCGAGGTAAGCGTGGGCACGATGCAACGGATATTAAGAGAGCGAGAGATGGACAAAAAGCGGCTTAACGCGCCCACTCCTCATACAGAGATGAGAAGCGAACATCCCAACCATGTGCAGCTGGTGGATTCATCTACGTGCATTCAATACTATCTGGATGATGGCGGCATGAAGATCATGCGCCAGGATGAATTTTACAAGAATAAATTTGAGAACTTTAAAAAGGTCAAGACACCGCTTCAACGCTACATCCTCACCGATCATTTTTCCGGCTTCATGTTTGTCAAATACTACCTATCAGCCGGCGAGACCGCCGAAAACCTCTTCGACTTTCTCTGCTGTGCCTGGGAGGCTAAGGGAGAAGCAAACTTCCCCTTCCGTGGCGTGGGGTTCATCCTGCTGATGGACGGCGGCTGCCGCGCCAAAGCACGCGCCATGGGAGATGGCTTTTGGCATGGCATCGGTGTTGAAATTCCTCCAGGGACTCCAGGCAATTCCCGCCGTCAGGGAAGCGTGGAGGTCTCACACAATATTTGGGAGATGTGGTTTGAAACACGCCTACGCATTGACCCTGCCACAACGCTTGATGACCTTAACCGTAAGGCGCGTGGCTTCTGTATCTGGATGAATGCAACCCGCGAGCATAGCCGCACCAAGATGACAAGGCTTTCGTGCTGGCTGATGATCAAAAAGGAACAGTTGCGGGAACTGCCGGAGCGATCGGTCCTACAAGATCTGATGAACAAGCCAGAGGAAGAACGCACGGTGACAAACCACCGCATCAGCTTCGAGAATAAGGAATTCAATCTCAAACATGCTGGCATTCCGCACGGCAGCAAGGTCATGGTTATCAAGAATATCTGGAAGTGGAAGGACGGCATCATCACTGTCAGCTACAACAACCACCTATACGAGGCCCAGGCCATTGAAAAGTTGCCTGCGGAGCTGGGTGGTTTTTCGGCAAACGCTGCAATCATTGGCCAGCAGTACAAGGCTCAGCCTGAAACAGCTACTCAGAAAGCGGTCAAACGCCTTGACGAACTGGCTACCGGCAGCCGGCAGCCGGACAAAAAGGCCATGCCCTTTGCAGGATTAAACGCCTTTGAAGGCTTTGCAGAAAAGGTCGCCAATCTTTCTACTATACCAAAGCGCGGCACCCCGATCGAGATTGCTCGAAACAGCGGCCCGGCTCAGATTTCCATTATAGAGATGTTCAAGCGTCTGCGGAATGCTGGGGCATCCATCACGCCTACACTCAACCGCGAGTTGCGGGCAGAGTTCGGCGAGAGTATTGAGTCAAAACTGGCAGAGGAAGTGATCGAGGCGATCGCGACGGGGGCTGAATGGCGTAATCAAGCGTTCATAAAGCAATCAATAGTCGGAGGTACTCCTTGAAAAATAGGGCGGTCGCATACGAAACCGACTTCAAACCCCTGGTGTTAAAAGAACTTTCTATTGCCTGCGACATCAGCCAAAGCGAGCTGGCAGCCGCTGTCAGTGAGCTGACAGGGAAAAACATATCTCGCGCATTAATCAATCTGACGATGAACCGAGACTATTACCCTCCAACCGTGCCGGGATTCCGCCCAGCTGTGGAGGCGCTGATCAAAAATAACCAACGGACAATGGCATGGCTGATTCAACGAAATATGGCGGTCACGGACATTTGGCAACAGGCCGAACAAGGCTTCAGAGGCAAGATGCCTTCTGGTATCGGCAAAAGGGCAAAACGGGGCTGGCAACAATCAAGACAAGCATTAATCCCCGGCAACCCTGATGGAATTACAATTCAATGGGAGGTGGAAATGATTTCACAAGAAGCACTGCGGCACTTCAAGATATTTAGGAACCCATTCATCGACGACATCCAAAAGGACGCGGATATCTACATGAGCGATGAACATCGTTACATTGAGGCTGCCATGCTCGATGCAGCAAGGCACGGTGGCTTTTTAGCCGTAATCGGCGAGGTAGGGAGTGGCAAAAGCGTTATGCGTCGCAAAGTAATTGAGCAGCTCAAAAAGGATGGTGACACCTTAGTGATCTATCCTCAAATGATCGATAAAACCAGAGTCAACGCCTCCAGCCTCTGTGATGCGATCGTCATGGATATAAGCTCTGAAAAACCGCGTATCAAGCTGGAGCAGAAGACGCGCCAGGTTCAGAGTCTGCTTCTAGATCGCGCAAAGAGCGGGTATCGCGCCTGCCTGATCATTGAGGAGGCCCACGATCTGAGCGTACCAACCCTCAAATACTTGAAGCGTTTTTATGAGCTCGAAGACGGTTACCGCAAGCTATTGGGGATCGTTTTGATCGGCCAAACAGAACTCAAGCATATGTTTGATGAAGGAACAAACGTGGATATGCGCGAGGTGATCCGGCGCGTCCAGGTGGCCGAGATCAAGGGCCTCAACGGCTATCTTCAAGATTATCTGACTATCAAGTTTAAACGGGTGGGGGCAAAACTGGAAGATATTTTCTCGGCGGATGCCTATGAAGCTTTGTCACGACGGCTTACTAGCGTGGAAAGAGACGGTAAAACCAAGGTAAGCCATGCCTACCCGCTGCTGGTAAACAATTACACAGCCAAAGCAATGAATCTGGCCTTCGAGATGGGCGAAGCGAAGGTAACGGCTGATGTGGTGGAGGCCATATGACGGACAATAACACGATCAACAAACATGCCAGAGCAATGGTAATAGACCTGGCTGAATACAAGCAGTGGGAGGCCATCAGCATCCTTGCTACTGCAATCTCCATAATTGCCTCACAGCCGAGACAGATTGACGATCGACTTGACAGCCCCACTATGGCATTCAACAGCGGCCTCCTCCGTAGACGACCGGGTAAAATCAGTGGGATTGAAAAAGATCCTGAAATAAAGGCCTTCATTCATAACCTTGATCGTTACTACACAGGTCCTGATCTATTGGCCTTGCTTAAAAACCGCTTTGGCAAAGAGCGTACACCTTCAAAAAGTAGCTTAGACCGATATTTGCAAAGAATAATCAAAACACTGATGCCAAACAAAGAGGGCAATAATGAATAAAATGAAGATAAGCACTGCCGATTTAATTATGGAAATTGAAGACTGTAGAGCCATGGCTTGTTTTTTATCTGAGGCCATCGGCTTGATACTTGGAGAACATTCAGGTTTTACAGAAAAATGCCCTGTTCCTCATGGCGCCGCAACCTGCCTTGATTCACTGGCAGATAAATTGGGACTGCTACTTGAAAAAATATAAGGAGGAACTTATGAGATTTTTCCGCACTCTTATTGAAATCCTGATCGCAATTGAAATTCGCTTCAACCGCCGCAAGGCTGCCAAGCAAGCAACCCGCGCCGCTGTCCGTATGGCACTGAATGGTTGCAAGCCTTAGAGACTCCGAACAATCCTCTTTCGACTCCCTAATAAGGGGTATGTATGGGCCAAGGCAAAACAACGCGATACACGAAAGTTTAAAGACTGTTTTAACACGGTTCTGAAAATAGGTAGTTACCACCAAAATGCGAAACAGGGGAAAACCTCCCCCTGTCTTCCCGGATCGGCAACCGGGAACTGATGAGCAAGCCAGGGGAAACTATATGTCTAAAATTTGGGAAAAGGTTGCGCTCGAAGTCGGGAAAATCATCCAGGAGGCATCCGTGTTACATCCAGAGCTTGGCCCTTTGAATCGCTCCTTCATGAACTTTGCCCGGAAGTACCATGTTCAGCAACCGAAAGGTGATTCTCCAGTTATTGCTCAACTTGTCTCTGCCATCCATCGGCAGGCTGAAGAGGTCACTGGCCTTGAGTGCCGGATTAAAACTTTACTGAGGCATAAATGAATCTTGTTCTTACTCAATCTTCAGAGGTATGGCTTGCCACCAATGAAACCATATGGTGCAACCGGATGGCGGCTGCATTGTCCACTGTTGCATGTGAACAGAACCGTAACCATCCATTTAAAGGCCGCTGTTTCGGTTGTGGTGGGCTACATGATCAGTCTACGCCACCTAAACAAAAAGAAATAGAAGGTCTTGATGCCCTGGATACGATCATCGATGACTTATATGAAGATCCCGTTCCAGGTGATGATTTTGCAGATATAGAACTCGATGTCGACGATGAAATGCTGCTGGCCCTGTTTCCCGAACTAGCTAGGGATGGAGACGCCGCCCCGTTAAATTACCAGCGTTTCACGGAATATCAAGAGGCGGTAAAACCCCGCGCTGTTTACCGTGGTAGGTGCAAGAGGTGTCTGGGATATATGGAGGATGTTAGGGAATGGCATGATGATTATGTTTTTCATTGCCTTGAGTGTGGTTGGCGTACTAGCCCGGAATATGAACGTAACAGGGCAATTCAAGCAGCAGGCGGGGTGATTTGTGAGTAAAAAAGGTCCGGTTTTAGTGTCGTACTCCACTCCGGTGATTGCCGTGAGATTTATTGAAACTCTGCTGGATGAAAGCACTGCCATGTTGATCAGATATGGCGAGAACCAGGAAGATGCAAAAAAAATGAGTCGGCAATTTGTCGTTGAAGTGGGGCAGAAAATAGGGGGGAGTCTGCTGTATATCGGAAAAAATTCACTGATTGAAGCTCAACAGCGGCGCTTCCAGATCAGGGAAGAGTTCAACCATGGTGAAAGCGTCAAAGTGCTTTCAGATAAGTATCAGCTTTCGACCCGCCAGATTGATGCCATTTGTAAAGAGATACAAGATACAGCACCCGCCAAAGCAGCAACAAAAGGAGCTGATTTCATAGCCGTTGTCTCCGCCCGGATGTTCATGAAAATAGGAGAAAATATTGACGATGCAACAAGCGCGGCCAGGGGGCTGCTGGCAGTTATTGCTGCAAAATTCGGGGGCAAACAGTTTTGTATTCCCCGAGGCAATTGCCTCAATCGCTTACTGCGGATGATTGACGTATACCGGCTGGACAGATCCGGTTACAGCCATGCCGCCATTGCCGGACGGTATAATCTTACTGAAGACCAAGTCGCTGAAATCAGCGATGCTTACCCCGCCCGCACCATGCCGGATTCATCAGAACTCCCCAAGATTAAAATACGTCTTTTCAATATGGCAGCAACCTTTAGCGGACATGCTGAAATCAATACATTGTTGGAATCCGCAACCGAAAACATAAGCCGAGCAGAGCAGATTATTGAAAAACTTGAGGGTGTGCCACTGTGAAACTACACCCTAGAAGGGGTTGTAAAAATGGGAAACGATTTTGCCTGGGCAAAAAGAGTAATTTCAAGAGGTACTGATTGGACAAAACTAAATGGCAATCCTGCGTTTAACCGAAAGCAGCAACAATCACAACTAGAAAGTAGGAGGAAAAAAAAGATGAGTGAATCAAATAAGTCGGCTTTAGAAGTTGCAATATTGTGCGGAATTTCGCCCGAGGAATACCAGTCGGCACTAAATCAGGAAAACAAAGCGGCTGTGATTCAATCGCTGTTGACACCTGAGGAGATGAAAATATGTAAATCAACTGGAATAGAACCTTTGGAGTATCTCAAAACCTCGGGGGCCCTCGATCTAAATACCCTGTTGTCCCAGGATGAAATTGCTACTTGCCGCACATTGAACGTGGCCCCACTAGACTTCTATTTTGCCAAAAAATATAAGTGCTAACGGCCTGACGGTGAGCAGCTTGGGGCTGATTCACTCCTCTGATTATATGCTGAGGTGGAACTCAGCGGCCCCAAATTAAGATTTAAAGGAGCATTTATATGTCTGGCGCTTTCACTGTTATAACAAAGATCGATGACTCCGATATTCAGCGGGTCCTGGGTCGATTGCAAAAAAAAGCGGGTAATCTACACCCCTGCTTGAAAAACATCGGCCTACACCTAGAGGAGAGCACTAAGCAAAGATTCAGTAAAGAGGAAGATCCTGCTGGAATCCACTGGGCTGCATTAAAATCTTCAACACTAAAGAGGAAAAAGAACTTGAAAACTCTTACTGAATCAGCTGACTTGAGAGACAGTATAATAAGTGCTGTCAGGAATAATGGTTTACGGGTCGGAACTAACAAAGCATATGCCGCCACACATCAATTTGGCAGAGATAAAATGCCTGAGCACAAACGTACTGTAACAAGTGTGTACGGAAATAAACTCAAGTTCCCTGTTTGGGCACAAGTAAAAAGTTATAACCCAAAAATTCCGGCCCGCCCGTTTCTCGGAATTTCAACCACGGATCGAGAGGAAATTTTAGTGCTGGTACAGCATTACCTGAAGGAAAAATAAAGGCTGCAGCGCTTCAGTAAAGGGAGACACTATGAATAAGTTTGGAGGGCCGACAATATGAGCGATAAAGTAAGCCTGCAAATCGGCAACCAGCGGATCGAGAATTTCATCAGCTATGACATCGAAGCCGACCTCTACCAGGCCGCCGATAAGTTCACCATGGAACTTGCCAATCCAGAAGCCCCGGTCACTGCCGGCATGCAGTGCAAACTGTACATCAACGATCAGCTGGAACTGACCGGGCTGATCGACAAAACCTATAAAAAATACGGCAAAAGCGGCCGCACTCTGACAGTTGAGGGGCGCGATCTGATGGGGATTCTGGTGGACAGCCATGCTGAGAAAATTGGTGACGTCCATGGTAAAACCGTGAAGCAGCTGGCCGAGATGTTGTTCTCACCGTTTCCCTTAATTAGACGTTCTAAAGTTGAATATCAGGCAAATGTCGTGGGCAAGTTGAAGGGCAAAAAAAAGACGGCCGACAGCCCCTTGACCACCTTTATGGACACTCCTCAAAAGTTTTCACATATAGAGCCTGGCATGACTGTATTTGAAGTGCTAGCCGTGTACGCTGCCAGCCGTGGCCTAATGTTTTTCTCCCTACCTAATGGTACCTTTGTATTTGGCAGGCCGCGGGTTACTGGCGAGCCTGATTTTTTTATCAATACCAGGTTTGACGGCAAGGGCAACAACGTGGAAAGCGGCGAGGAAATCAACGACATCTCCCCGCGCTATTCTAAAATTACGGTTGTATCCCAGGTACAGCACACTGATGATTTTTTTATGGAACCCCAAAAAGGAAATCTTTCACCAAGTTTCTATGACCATGACATCCCCTTTCATAAACCACTGGTGGTTAAACTCAACAACGACAGTCAGACACCGGCACTGTATGCCCGGATGCTATTTGAAAAACAGCGCCATGAAGGTTACCACCTGGCCTACACTCTTCCGCTGCACAGCCAGAACAGCACCAACTGGGGAATCAACAAGCTCTGCACAGTTACAGACGAAGTACTCAACATTAACCGCACCCTACTGGTCTTCAGTCGCCGCTTCCGTAAAACCAAACAGGGGAGCTGGACTGATATCAGACTTGGCCCACCTGGATTGGTAACTGCACCATAATAAAGCAGACATAATATTAAAAAAGTCAAGGCCGCTGAATCACTCTCAGCGGCCTTGACTTTGTTTGGGATACCAGGAAAATTATGCCCAGGATCGCCACGCCTGGAGATCATTATGGAAACTATGATGGTAAAATATGCTTCTGAGTTGGAATTGATAAAAAAAGAACCGGATTACAACAGAATCCGGGCCATGAAGCACTTTTTTCTGTTAAAGGATTTCGAGAATAGATTCCTACCTCTTCAGCGAGAACAGCATACTGAAAAGGTTTCAAGAAGCAAGGCTGTCACGGCCTATTGTGAGTTCCGTGGCATTCCGATAAGATCCTTTTATAGGTGGATTGTCTTATACAGAGAACACGGAATTAAAGGACTTGTTCCTAAGTACGGGCAGGGAACTAAGCAGTTGTACCGATGCCAGAAAAATAAGCTAATCGCAACAATACCAATAAGCATCAAAAACCCTCTGAAATGCCTTGAAACTTTGCGAAAGATAATACAGCGCTGCACGCTGATCCAGCCGGAGACAAAACAAAATTCCTTATTTTTGCTGAAGCAGTACTTTACAGGTTTGCAGGCCGGTTGCCGCTTACGTCTTAGAACCCCTCTGACTGAAGATGAACTTAAAACTCTTAGGCGATATAAAGCTGGAAAACACAGGTGGCATACCAAACGAGCAGCAGTGATTTTAATGGCCGATGAGGGTCGCACCCTCGTTGAAACAATGAGAAAAACGCGTGCGCCTATACGTTCAATTTATCGCTGGTTACGCAACTTCAATAAAGATGGCATGGAGTCAATAGAGGTACACATTCACCAACCCGCCAAAGAAAAGGAAATGGCCGAGCGACAAACAAGAGTAATAGATATTATACATAAGATGCCTTCCCTTTATGGCATCAACAGAACTACCTGGACGTACGGGGCGATTGCAGAGGCATACCAAAAAGAATACGGGGAGCCTATTTCAGTTGGCAAACTGTACGGTGTAGTCAGGAATTCCAATTACAGTTGGAGGCACGCCAGAAAGGTGCTGACAAGCCCTGATCCCGACTACAAGGAAAAGGTTGAAAAGCTGCTTGATACGCTCCAGGGGCTGAAGGAGGGAGAGCGGTTCTTTTTCATTGATGAAGTAGGGCCGTATCGGGTTAAAAAATATGACGGCTCCGTGTTGATCCGGAAGGATCAGACACCACCCACTGTGCCTGAATTTCAGAAAAACAAGGGTAAGATTCAGTTTGTTGCGGCACTGGAAGCGATCACCAATCAACTTACCTGGTTGTTTACACCTGATAAAGGCGCAGACTCAATGGTCAAGCTGCTTCAGAAGTTAGTAAAGGAATATGCAAGCTGCCCGGCAGCCTACCTGACTTGGGATGCCATTTCCGTTCACAACTCAAAGGTGGTGACGGATTGGATTCAAACCCACAATAAGACGGCCTTAAAACCGCATATCAAAGTAATCCCTTTGCCCTCAAATGCTCAGTTTCTGAATGTGATTGAGTCTGTTTTCGGTGGTATGAAAAAGGCCATAATCTGCAATAGTGACTACGACACACCTCACGACATGCAAGAGGCTATTTCCAAACATTTCAACGATAGAAATGTTTTCTACAGGGAAAATCCAAAGAGGGCTGGAAATAAGATCTGGGATAAGCAGGGTTTTGACTTCGATAAACTTGCGGGTGGATTGTTTAAAAAGATGTAATTCAAACCTCAATTGATATACTCAAACATCTTTCGGCGGCAATTTTTCACATTTTTCAGGGCAAAGTTTTCACATCGCGCTACACTCTGTTTACCTCCTTGACACCCTTTTGCTTTTGATGTAACTTTACATGTCCTACCGCAGGATGATCAAACAAAGATGCGTCATTAGCCTCATTCACAGGTTACATCCAGATGAAAATCACTGCAATTATTCCAGCTCGATATGCATCCACACGCTTTCCCGGTAAGGCATTAGCCGAAATCGGCGGTAAGCCAATGATACAGCATGTTTACGAGAGAACCATGAAAGCGTCATTGGTGAGCGAGGTAATCGTAGCTACCGATGATGAGCGCATACAGCAGGCAGTGATTGGTTTCGGTGGTATTTGCAGGATGACGCGAGCCGATCACGAAACCGGTACCGATCGTTTGGCCGAGGTTGCCAACGGACTTGAAGCCGATATCATCGTCAATGTTCAAGGGGATGAGCCGCTTATATTTCCGGAAATGATCGATCAGGTCATTCAACCCTTCCTGAAGGATTCATCGCTTAAGATGGGAACTCTCAAGAGCCGCATCAGGTGCCTGCACGACTTTCTCAGTCCCAATGTGGTCAAGGTGGTTACCGACAATGCCGGTAATGCCCTTTACTTTTCCCGCTCACCGCTCCCGTTTTTCAGGGATAAATGGCAGGACCTGAAAGACGAGTCTTTTTCTAGCGGCAAGCTGCTTTGTTACAAACATGTGGGACTGTATGTTTATCGCCGGGATTTTTTAATCGATTATGCCGCCATGTTACCTACGTTTTTGGAGATGTCCGAGAAACTTGAACAGTTGCGAGCGCTTGAAAATGGCGTTAGTATCCGTGTTATTGAAACAGAATTTGAATCCATCGGTGTTGATACCCCTGATGATCTGGCCAAGGCCAAGGAACGCTTCAGAAAACTTCTTTGA